CCGGGAGTCCAGGACGTGCCTTAGGGCACATAGGATTGTTTCTCAAAGAGACTATCCTAAGGTCGTGGCCGTACTTTTTGTACGGATCTCGTGAATAGTTTATAGTTGTTATAAGGCTTTAAGAGGTTAATTCCAATTATTGTCCAATAATGTTATATGACCACATATCGGAAATTTTTGGTTTCACAGTTGGAGCTGGAGGTAATAAACCTTCATGACGAGGAGTTGATCTTATCAACTCTTCGATACTTGAACTTATTCCTCTAAGCACGTTTATACCTAAATTTGGTTGGTAATTCTGGCTAGTAGAGTTACGGATTACTAAAGAATCAAACTCAGCTAAAAATCTTTTAGCGAGTTTGGCTTTAGCACCGATAATTCTAGTGGAGGCTCGAGATGTAAATATAGATGGTGACGGAAGTGCAAGCACTTCTATCATCTGTTTTAAGGAGTCAAGTTTTCTTGCTCTACTTAAAGCACCTATAACATTAGCTAAACTTCTCATAAGAGGAGTTTGGGTGATTAAATATATCTGAGATGTCCATATATCCGATGGATCAACCAATCCCCAAGACGCGGGATTAATAATGTTAGGATCTCTTATGAGGTCCTTAGCATAATTAATATACTCGGCTTGTTTGCTTTCTATGCTCCCCATTACGGATGAATATACATAATTATTAAGGTTAACAACATCATGGAAATGAAGTTGTCCCTCATAATTATGGAAATGCTCCACTAGGTATTCTTCAAGGAGAGTTTTATCTCCAAGAACAAACTTATTGAAAGCATGTAACAATTTAACTCTTGAACGAATGTTCAGAGCAAATTTATATTCTTTTCCTGTAATAAGAGCAAGATCGCAAATTAGATCAGGGATCGATCTAAAACCATCTGGAATATAGAATCTCGTATGAATTAACTCATATATCGATTGATATATTAAGTGATATTTATTTACATTTTCTAAAATCCCTCTCATTTGGATCCCTGTTACTTCTTTATTAGATATAAAGATTCTTTTCGCAAACTCATACATGTTTGTAGATATGCATGTTTTTGGAATTGATATCCCGACATCCAGTTCACCCATTATATGTAGGTACATTTTAGCTACCTCATCATGATATACAACAATATCATCACCAAGAATTATATAATATAATTCTTTTAAATTTAATTTATGGTGAATGTAATGTAATATGGCATGATGTGTGATAGTAAAGGTTGACCAG